AGCCGTGGGATAAAACCACATAACTTCTCCAAAGAGGTTATTAATTCCACAATAAATAAATTGATTAGAAGTGGTGTTAAGATCATCATAAACATAATCTTCTACAAAACAATCCATGGATTCTAATTTACCTGTAAATCTAAAGAAACCATTATCCGACATCCAGTAAGCAGCACCATCCACTTCAACCGCTGCGTTCTTACCAATCAATCCACAGTTCGTACCGACTTGTTCGTAAGCAAAAGTAAAAGGTTGACCTACAAATCTCATGGTAAATAAAGAAGTATCAGTCCATACGTAAAGTGCATTTCTACCTAGTTTGGCTCCCATGATCCGTGATCCAGCGGCCAGTCTCTGTGTACCAGCACTATTGGTTGCCGTAGGTGCCCAAGTATTAATATCCTCTTGAGAAGAGAATCTAATAAACATATCATCTTGAGTTGTCGTGTCACCAATCGTAGTTTCAGTTCCAAATAAAACTAAGTGACGATCAGGAGTCGAGACTAACATATCTCTAGATGCTGTTGGTGCACCCGATACAATCGTAGCTCGTGTTGATGTGGCATTCGATGCATCTGAATTCCATTCAAAGACAGCTCCATTAAAAATTAAAGCGAGAAGCGTACTTCCTAAATTGTCCAAGGACCATAAACCAGGTTCAGCAACTTTATCCGTTGTTGAAGCTGCTTGGTTCCATGCAGAGTAATCACTAGTATTAGTGACCGTGGCTCCATCAGAATGAGCAGCTCTAGTTGTTCCTCGAACATTTCTAGTAATTCCTGTTAGATCACTTCCTGAAACTCCTGTATAAGAAATTTCTTCTGTGCCTACTTGAATATAGTTCGTTCCGGTTGTTGGAAATCCAACGACAGAGGCTAAAGTAATACTAGTTCCTGATCCACCAGTTCCATAAACATTGTCTCCTAGTGCTCCATTTAAAGTTGTTGTTCTTGGTCCCGATACCGTACCACCAAACTGGGATATACCCCATCCATAAACTCCAACTTGTTCAGCTGGACCTACTGGGTAATACCATTTAACTGAAAGGTCTCCGTCCGCGGCGGTTGCATCTGCAGTAGAACCCATAGTAATAGTAACCGAAGTAGCATCTACGACTTCGGTTATCATAAATTTTTTATCATCAAAATCAGAAGCAGCATAACCCGACCCTGTTGGAGGTGTAACATTTTCAAGAAGTAAAATATCTCCTGCTGTCATTCCCGCTGTAGTTGATAAAGTAATCGTAAGGACAGCTGATCCACTACTACAAGATAATTTATCTGTTAGTGCTCCGAAATCTGTTTTAATGGGATGGATGTCATAATAGACTCCACCAGAATAAGCGTATAAAATTCGATTGGTTCCAATGATGGCATATTTTATACCCTCTTTGTTAACCATTTGATGAAGCGCTCGAGCAGCTCCGGTTAAGGATTTGTCTCCTAGTTGAGACCAGCCTCCTATTTTTTCAGGTGTACCATATCTAAAACGAACATTTTCTCCTCCTGTCCACATAGCCTCAGCTCCTGTGGGAGTAACCTGTTTATTAAATCCTGGTAAAAAGCCTATTTTTTGTAGCATAGAAAAATCCGTTTGCTAACAAATATACTACATTCTCATCGATATCAACTACTTTAAACCTTACTATTTTTTATGTATTTGACATGGATCAATTTTTTCATTTTTGGGAAGATTCTATTGAATTTTTTAGGGGTATATAGTATAAAGGAGGGGATGAAAGGAAACATAAAGAAAGTACGAATTTGAATTATCAAACACACAAAGATTTCTTAGCTATAGATTTTTTTAATAAGATTAAAAATTTAATCTTGGATCAAGATTTTCCATGGAGAAAACGAGATCGTATGACGCATAATGCTAATGATAAAATGTATTTTAATTATTGTTTTTATAATGATATGAATTCACAATCAGCATTTTATCAACCCCATATCATTCCTATTTTAAAAAAATTACATGCAGAGGCACCCATACAGATTAGAGCTAATATGTTTATTAGTGCACTATTTAAAGCATCACATTGGCATGTTGATTATGATTTCAAATGCAAAACGGCTATCTTATATTTAAATGATTGTGATGGTGGAACTGAATTAAAAATTAATAATAAAATTATATTTATAAAAGCTGAAGCTAATAAAATGTTGGTTTTTGATACTCCCATTTCACATAGAGTTATTACTTCTAAAAAAGAGCCAATACGATATATTATAAATTTTAATTACTTTGTTAAAGAAGGACTCGAAGAATGAAAAATAAACTAGATATAATTGTAAAAAAATTTTCTATAGAATTAAAGAATAAAGAGATACTAGCGGATTTTATAAACATTCATAAAGATCGTTTGTTTCAAAAACATAATTTAGTAAAGGGGGGTAAATCCTCTTTTGAGGGAGCAGGTAAATTATCTGTTCAGTTACCATCTAAAGTTATAGATGAATTAAAAAATTATATTTTATTGGCTATGGACAATAAATACAGAGTGTTGGATATGTGGGTTAATGTCCACCCACCCAAGGCCTACGTTACATCTCATACTCATTATACACAAAAGTATCCTAACCTACTTTCGGGTGTTTATTATTTAAAGAAACCTAAAAATTCGGGCAACATTGTTTTTGAAACAGGTGTCGTAAATGTTGAAGAAGGAGATTTAATCATATTTCATCAACCATCTAAAGGTGGTAAACATTGGACCGAACGAAATAACTCTGATCAAGATAGAATTGTAGTATCTTTTAATCTAACACCAAATGAAAATACCACCATTCAAAAGATTTCATTATTTAGTTCATTACTACAAGTAGTCAGTTTGAATAATAGAAAACTTAATACTCAATTAATAAAGTATGCTTCTTCGTTAAAGAAAAAAACAAAAAATATATGTGTATCAAATCGAGGAGGTTTTCAAAGTCAGCCTTTATCCATTGAAGACAATCCTCTATTGCAAAAATTTATAGGTACTACTAAAACAGCCATAGAAGAATATATAGCTTCTTATCAGCTTGCCGATTCTTATGAGGCTAGACTTGCAGGATTATGGTTTAATATAAATTCTAAACATCATTATAATATTACTCATGTTCATCCTGATTGCCAATTTACAGGTTCTTACTATATTCAAGTACCTAAAAATTGTGGCAAGTTAATACTTGAGCATCCCTGTATCCCTCATCAGATGGATATATTTTATGGAAACAATTTTACAAATTACAATGAATATACGAGCAACGTTTATCGTCACGATCCTCGAGTAGGTGACCTGATTCTTTTTCCAGCATGGGTACCCCACCATGTGGAAGATAATGAGAGCAGTAGGGACAGGATTAGCATCTCGTTTAATATTAAAATTAAAACAGTAAAGAAATAATGATAATTGAAAAAGTAATTGTATCCAAAATACTTAGGGACTATTTTTTTATAACAGGTATTTTTGATATAGATGCAAGATATTTTAAAAAAAGAATAGAGGAAGGTGTTCAACAGTCTAACATAAATTATAAAACGAATGTGGTCGGCAAACATACAGAGTGGACCTTTTTTAATAAGGATGAACAGTTTAGGATTTTATTATTACAAATGATAGATCATCTAGAAGGCTTAAGCACACCCACAGCATCCTTTCATCTTGCAAATTCGTGGGGAATTATAGAAAAATTGGGAGACTATACGAAACCACATGATCATGGCTCTTCTTATCTTTCGGGTGTTCTTTATATTAATGATCACCCTCAGAAATTATACTTTCCAACAATCAACCAGGAAATTATTCCTAAAAAAGGAAGATTTGTTATTTTTTCCTCTTTTCTAACTCATCATACCTTAAGAAATCTTAAGCAGAAAGAAAAGTACGCCATTTCATTTAATTTTAACAGTACAAATGTAGGAGATTTAATCTAAATGGTTAAAAAGAAAAAATACCAAGTGATCAGAGGAGCTCTTTCTAAAGAGCTCGCTAACTTTATCTTTAATTATATGAAGATACAGCGAGACGTTGTAGATTTCATGATAAACAATAATAAAGTGAATCTTCACAATCCTTTCATTGGAAAACGTGACGATCCTCAGGCACTCGGAGCTTATTCTAAATATTCAGATTGGGTTATGGAAACTTTACTCATGCATATGATTCCAATTATGGAAGAAAAAACAGGAATGAACCTAATTCCAACATGCTCGTATACTAGACTTTATGAAAAAGGAAATGAATTAAAGCGCCACAAAGATAGACCCAGTTGTGAAGTTTCTACCACGATTCATTTAGGAGGAGATCCATGGCCTTTTTTTATTGATCCATCAGGAAAAGGAAATCGAGTTGTTAAGGAGGGGAAAGTATTTTATACAGCTGCGAATTTAAAAGGAATACAAATTAATTTAAAACCAGGAGACATGATTATTTACGCTGGATGTGAACTCGAACATTGGCGTGAACCTTTTCAAGGGAATGTTTGTTCTCAAGTCTTTCTTCATTACAATCACGCTGACGGCCCCTTTGCTAAAACTAATCTATTTGATAAACGGGCAATGATAGGACTTCCTTAAGTCATGATATTAAAATATAATTATTGGTATTTTAAAAGAGCCATTCCTATTAAAACTTGTGAAAAGATTTTAAAAGTAGGACGCAAAAAAATTAAAGGAAAAGCTAGTGTTGGACCAGAGGGAAAGATTAATCCTCTAGTAAGAGATTGTAAAACTGCGTGGATGGATGAAAAATGGATTTATAATATTATTAATCCCTTTATTCACACAGCCAATAAAAATGCAGGTTGGAATTTTCAATGGGATTGGAATGAAAGATTACAATTTACTATTTATAAAAAAGATGAACACTATAGTTGGCATAGCGACCAAAACTCAAATCTATATAAAGAAAAAAATAAAAATTTTAATGGTAAGATAAGAAAATTATCTCTTACTTTACAATTAACAGATGAAAAAAAATATGAAGGTGGAGATTTTCAATTTAAATGGATTAAAGATAAGAAAGATTTAGTAGAAGTTGTAACAGTGGATGATGCAAAAGATATAGGAACTATTATAGTTTTTCCTTCATTTATTTATCATCAAGTTTTACCTGTAACTAAAGGTAAAAGAGAAAGTTTAGTTAATTGGTCGATTGGAAAACCTTTTGTTTAATAAAATGCAACAAAAAAACACAATAGCAATGCATTGGTCCACTTATGTGGGAGAATTTTATAATCCTGAGCATAGTAAAATTAAGAAAAACCTATTGACCTATTTTAAAAACTACAAAAACAAACAACCCACATCTAGAAGAGGAGAGGAAAACTTTAATTTGTATGAAAGTCGTTATGATTTACATAAAGAAACTAATCCGGATTTGCAAAAAGTTTTAAAATTTATATCCACAAGTGTTTTTACTGTTTTTCAAGAAGCAACCAAAAATTATATATTAAAAAGAGGCACTGAAGAAAAATATAGAGTCAGCATCAAAGATTCATGGTTTATTAATTACGAAAATGGTGGTTTCGTTGCACCACACACTCATGATAATTGTAGTTGGTCTTGTGTATATTATGTTCAGGCGGGAAAAGATTCTAATAAAAAAAATGGAGCTACTTTTTTACAGTCACCCTATTCCAGATTAAGAAGTGATGTAGGTTCTGAAAGTTTTCAATATCGATCTGAAAGTTATCAACCTATAGAGGGCAAATTAATAATCTGGCCTTCCTATGTAATTCACGGATCGTATCCGCATATGGGTAAAGTAAAAAAAACTGTGCTGTCTGCTAACTTAGTTATTAATGAGGCTAAGAAATTATAGATATCTCTACCCATTCGCCTAATTCTTCATTCCATTTCCATGTTTTATCATCATCAGGCATACTAACTGGTGGGTCCCAGACACATGTTGATTCATTCAATGTCCAAGATGGATAAGGTTGAGGACCAATAAAAGCATCTCTGCTTTCATCATAAGTATATCCTATCGCTGCTGATTGTTTTCTTTGAGAGCCATCTTTAAAATTTTGTTTCCATACAGCATTGGTTTTATGAATGGTATTTAAAAAATCCATTCCAGCTTGTTCAGTAGGTGCAACATCTTCGTGTACAATATGAAGTGCTACTACTTTATTATTTTCATCTAATTTTGCAAAATGTTTAGGCATTAGGATGTATAAGTCCCGTCCGCTAGATATTTAATAATTGTGTCGCTACCATCTGTTGTGATTGTTGGAGAACCTGATGTAGTTCCTGAGTAGTCCGAAGTTGCCATTCTTAAAATAACTACTCCATCTCCTCCGTCGCCGCCACCGCCGCTTGCAGCTCTTTCTGCGCCGCCTCCGCCTCCGCCGAGACCGTCTGTTCCTGGAGTACCATCACCAGAAGAACCTGCGCCACCGCCACCAGCACCGCCAGAACCGCCGGGACCACTTGGGTATTGGCCTCCACCGCCGCCACCTGCGTAAGTAACTGATGAACCTGTTATTGAACTCGCTGTTCCAGCTCCACCGGTACCACCTGGATAAATTCCAGCTTGACCGGCTCCTCCGCCGCCTCCACATCGATAGCTGTTGTTTTTATTACCATCATTACCTTGTGAAGGATCAGTAGATGGAACATTTCCTAAACCATAGTCTGCACTTAGAGAAGTACCTCCTCCTGAACCTCCATCACCACCACCGCCAACTTCGCCGGGCGTTTGTTGTGAACCTTGAATTGTATCAAGACCACCTCTGCCGCCACCGGCTGATGAAATGGGGTCATTTCCTTGATCGTCAGCTATAGAACTAGCACTTCCTGAATTATTCATACCATTACCACCTGGAACGGGAGTTGTTCCTCCTTCGCCAACAGTAACCGTATAAACAATGCCTGAAGTGTAAGATAGTGTTGCACCAACATTTGTTCTAAAACCGCCAGCACCGCCGCCACCACCATGAAATTTATTATTGCCACCTGAGCCGCCACCGCCAACAATTAAATATTCAAAACCTATAGGGGGTGGAGCACTACCTCCAGATCCAAATCCTAAAACTTGATATCCAAAACTTTTTGTTTGTGGACTACCTCGAGTATCGCTGGGAGGATCTCCTATAATTTCATTACCAATCACTCCATTGGTAAATCTTGGTTGTTTCGCTTTCATAAATTACTCCTATGCGTCGTTAGCCGCATCAGTAGTATAAAATAATTTAATTCCTAATACTCGTGCCTCACCAGTAAAAGTATCACTACCGTCTGCTGCGTCTCTGTATAATTGAAAAAAAGTTTGATCATCGTCAGCTGGAGAGCCAGCAATTGTTATTGCAGAACTAACTGCAGTCATTTGTACATCTTCTACAGTTCCAATTCCAGCATCTGTAACTTCTTGAGCTGTTCCAAAAGCCACATCGGCTGTGTCTCCTTCAGTACAACTGACACCTTGAAGACCAAAAATACAGTTACCTGTATTCGTAGTACTTGGACTCCAAAAAACTTGATAAGTTACTGTTCCTAAATTCCATGATTTTGGCATTGCAATAGCAAACTGTGCGTATTGTGCTGTACTTGCATCAAAATCTAAAACTTTTAATTCCGGTCTAGTTGCTGTTGTTTCAACTGATGCCGCGTCAGCGGGATTAGTTGTAGGAAGATACAATGCATTTGCAGGTATCCACATCGTTTCGGTTCCTGCAACTTTAACTGCTGCAGTTCCTGATTTAAGAACTCCTGACCCTTTAGGGTTAATATTTATATCAACGTTTGTTTCACCTGTTGATGATAAAGTTGGACCAGCACCTGAAGCTGCGTTAGCTAATGTAAATTCATTAACTGCTGAGCCTGTAGCTGTTAATAAAGCTAATTCATTTCCGTTAGTATCTAAAATAGAAGTACCAATAATTGGTGAAGTTAAAGTTTTATTTGTTAAAGTTTGTGTTCCAGCAGTAGTAACATCACCAGCTGGTAAAGTATCAATGTCAGGGTTAGTTCCATCATTTGCCGTAGCAAATACAACAGCATCACCTTTGTTAGTTGTTGCAAAAGTAAAACTATCTCCTGATCCAGATACATATTTAAATTGAACTGTATATGCTCCTGATGTTGAATTTCTTAAATAATAAAAAGTTTGAACATCAAGTGGTATAGTTACAATTCTGTTTCCTGTAATTGAACCTGTAAATTCTATCATTC